AGGCCAGCGCATCAACTGTGCAACAGCATCAAGGGCGCGCGGTTTACGGGACAGTTAATGCTAACGTGTTGATTCTACACGAGATAGGCGGGGGTGGATCAAAACCACACAACCGCCGCGCTACACCACCTAGGCCCTCACGCGCGAGTTTTTTCCAGATTTTGGATTTCGAGTTATCATTATGGGCCTTCGAGGGGTACAACGCGACCCAACATCCAGGCGCGGAGCCATCGAAAACGGCGGGGTGATCCCTGAGCCGATCCAAGAAGACATCACGCCTCCCGCATGGTGCAAATCTGACCGGCTGAAACTCTTTCAGAAGCTCGTCGCCGAGAACCGCGCCGCGGGCGTGGCTATCCGGCAGGTGGACGCCGACCAATACGCCGAACTGGCAGACGCCATGATCGAGCGGCGGAACGAAACGGACGGCCGTACCAAGCTGGCCTGGGGGCGGCAGATCGACGAACTACGCAGCCAGTTGAACATCGGGCCGCGGAACCGGCAACGGGCCGGAATCAAGGACACTCGCAAGCCGACGGCGTTGTCGCCGACGCTGGCGCTGATTGCAAGGGCGAAGGGCCTGTAGAAAAACTGCCGAGACGGCGGGCGGAGAAGGAAGTGCCAAAGAGGATTGATTTGACCGGCCAGCGGTTTGGACGGCTGGTGGTGGTGCGCCCGACAGGTGAACGCTATCACGGATGCCTAGTCTGGACATGCCAATGCGAATGCGGTCTACAGCACGAAGTTTCATCTCGGCAGTTGATTATCGGGAAAACTAGATCCTGTGGTTGCTTGCGATCCGAATTAGCGAAGGCCCCGAAGTTAAATCACTGGCAAGAATCAAAGCAATTCATAAAAGAAGGGTACGCCGTGGCGAAATGCCCCATCCGCGGCAAGCAAGAGCGAGTGCATCGTCTTGTATGGGAAGACGCAAATGGCCGTCCGCTTCAGCCATGGGAACAAGTGCATCACAAAAACGGGATCAAGACCGATAACCGGCCTGAAAATCTAGAGCTGAAAGTCACGCCGCACGGTGCAGGGCAACTCCCTGAAGACCTCATCAAGGCGAAGACGCCGGAAGAAATGGAAGTAGTGTTCAAGCTCGCGCAGGCTTACGCAAGCGTCATCGGCGCACAAGTGGTATGGAATCCTCCTATTTCGACGCCGAAGCAGTAAACACCGCCTGCGCCTTCGCCGAAACGCTAACGCTCACAAAGTCCACAAAGAGCCGGCGCCCAGAGACGCTGGTACTCCTCCCGCACAGCAAAAAGCTGGTGGCCAATATATTTGGCTGGAAGCGCCCGGACGCATCGCGGCTTATCCGCAAAGTATTCGCCTCATTCGGCCGCAAGCAGGCAAAAACGCAGACCGCCGCGATTATCGCACTGATCGTTTTCTTCCTGGACCCAGAGCCAGAGCAGGAACTCTACATGGCGGCGACCGACGCGCCGCAGGCTTCGATATGCTTCGAGGCCATCTGGTCGATGATTCGCACGAATCCAGCGCTGCTGGAGTTGGTAGAGCCGACGCTATCACAGAAAAAGATTGTCCACAGGGAAACCGGTTCGATTATTCGGGCGTTGTCCGCTGACGGCAAAGGGAAGCAAGCAGGAACTACTGGCCGCACTCACCACCGGCAGTATGTCACGCCGGGAGCCGCTGGAAATCATCATCACGACGGCCGGAAGCAGCCAAGAGACAATCTGCTATCGCGAATACGAATACGCGCGCCGGGTTCTTTCGGGCGATGTCACGGACCCCTCCTACCTGCCGCTGATCTACGAAGTCCCAAAGGACGCCGATTGGACCGATAAAAAGCTCTGGCCGCTGGCGCTGCCGCTGCTTGAAACCGGCCACCAAAAGATCGAAGAGTACGAGCGTAAGTTCGACGAGGCCATGGCCCGCCCGGACCTGCAGAACCAGTTCCGGCGCCTGTACCTGAACCAGTGGACCTCCGCAGAAACCCAATGGATACCGATTCACGAATGGGACGCCTGCGCATCGCTGACGCCGATTGACTGGGCGGAACTTCGCCGATATCCCTGCTACGGCGGTCTCGACCTTGCCGCCGTCCACGATCTCACGGCCTTCGCGCTGTGCTGGCCAGTGGGCGAAAAAGTCTACTACCGAGTCTGGGCCTACCTACCCGGCGAGCGTCTTGAGGACCGAAGCAAGCGCGACGGAGTACCCTACGCACAATGGGCCGCAGACGGCCATATCAGGCTGACACCAGGCACTACAACAGACTGGCGGTACGTGACCGCTCACATCAAAGAACTGGCCGATGAGTACGACATCAAGGCCATAGCGTTTGATCGCTACGGGGCGCGCGACACCGCCCGCGAATTACAAGACGCTGGCCTAGACGTGATCGACTTCGGGCAGGGCTACCAGTCAATGAGTCCAGCGTGCCGGCGGTTTGAAAAGCTCGTCTACGACCGGGCTGCGGTCCACGAAGGCTCGCCGCTGGTCCGCTGGTCCGTTGACTGCACGCAGATCACGCAGGCGCCGGGCGACCTCATCAAGCCGGTGAAGCCGGAGCGCATGAAGAACTCGAAGCGAATCGATCCGGTGATTGCCATTTCTATGGCGACCGGGATTGCGATTATCACCACAGACAAAAAATCCATCTGGGAAACGAGAGGAGCGCCAGTTTGAACACATTTGGGAAACTACTAGTGAAGCTGGGCGCTACGCCTCCGCCTGATTCCGAGTTCTGGTATGGCCCAGTGGCACCGCTTTCCGGCTCATATCTTAGTCAGTTCGCTGGCGATAGCGGTGCCCTCCGCATCAATGCAGTCAACGCTTGCGTGCGCTTGCGCTCCGAAACCATTGGCTCCCTGCCATGCCAGGTGTATCGGCGCGAAGCCGATGGCCGCACGGTGGACAGGCAGCACCCGTTATACCGAATCCTTCACGATGCGCCCAATGACTCTATGAGCGCGTTTGAGTTCTGGCAAATTGCGGAGCAGAACCTTTGCACTGACGGCAACTTCTACGCGCAAATCCTCACTGACGCGCGAAACAACGTCGCCGAGCTGATCCCGATAGATCCGGAAAAAATGAACGTCCAGCGGGACGACGAAACCGGGATTATCGTTTTCGTGGAAACTACCGGGGCAGCGCCGAAGACCTACGCCGAAGGCGACATTCTCCACATCCCGGGCATGGGCTACGACGGCCGTGAGCGGCTGAAGGGCATGAGCCCGGTGGCCTACATGCGGCAATCGTTGGAGCTATCCGCCGATGCCGAAAGTTATGGCGCGCGGTACTTTCGCAACAACGCCGCCCCACCCGCTTACATTGCCCACCCAAACACGCTATCCGACAAGGCAAAAGAGGGAATTCTCGAATACTTCATGAAGCACTTCGGCGGCGTCCGTAACGCCGGCAAGTTGGGAATTCTTGAAGAGGGCATGCAACTGAAAACGGTTCCGATCAATCACACAGACATGCAATACCTGGAGCTGCGGAAGTTCCAAGTGGAAGAGATCGCCCGCATGTACCGCGTCCCACTCCACATGATTGGCGAACTGTCGCGGTCCACCAATAACAACATCGAGCACCAGGGCCTGGAATGGGCAACCAACACCATCCGGCCTGAGTGTACCCGTATCGAACGGCGCATCAACATGCAGCTATTCGGGCCGCGCGAGTCCGCCGTGTTCTATGCCGAGTTTAATTTGGATGCACTCATGCGCGGTGATTCAGCAGGCCGCGCGGCTTACTATTCCGCATTGCGCAACATCGGCGCCATCAACGCCAACGAGATTCGCGGGCGCGAAAACATGAACCCTTACGACGGCGGCGAAGTGTACATGGTGCAGGGCGCGATGATCCCGGTGGCGATGGCCGGGCAGACACAACAGAAGGCGGTGGCGCAGTGAAAACGACATTCATTTCAGGCGGGCAAGTCCTCGCCGCTCAACCCAACGCGCCAGAAGTCCGTGAAATCATGTTCTATGCTGGCACGCCCGTGCTGCGCACCGACGGCCGGAAGATGTTTCACCTCTCGTTCTCAATGGAACCGGACGCGGTGGACCTTTCGCTGTTGAACAGCGGCCGTGCTCCGTTCGTGGTAGATCACGTCGAAGATATCGACCACACGCTCGGCGTGATCGAAGGCGCGAGGATTACAAACGGCCGCGGATTCGCTGGCGTTCGGTTTTCTGATCGACAGGAATTTGCGGGCATTATTCAGGACATCGACAAGCGCAATCTGCCAAATGTTTCGATGGCCGCGCGGATCACCGGCGAGCTAGTGAAGGCCGAACCGGTCGAGAAGGGCATTCCGCACCTTCGCGCTACCAAGTGGCAGCCGTTCCACGTCTCCCTCGTCTCGCGCGGTGCTGACCCATCCGCCCAATTTCTGAGTGACTGCCACATGGAAGTACCGGCAGAGCTTTTCACCGACCTCTCTGCACCCACTGGCGCGGCCAGCGAAGCAGATCAGAGCGAACAAAAGGCACGTCTGGCGCTTGCGCTCAAGCAACGCCGTTTCCGCGTCCTTGGCCGCTAACCACTAACCAACTACTGCCGGGAGGCAGGAGGAACACATGAAGAAAAAGCTACTCCTTGAGAAGCTGGCCGCAACTACGGCCGAATACCAGGCCCTGCTGAATGCCACGGAAGCCGCGGCCGACCCAGTCGCCCACTTGACGTCCGTGGATGCCAAAGAGGCGGAACTGAACCAAACCAAACAGGAACTTGCCGCCGTCGAAGCCCTCGAAGCCAAGGCCAAGGCCAACGCCACGCGCGAACCGGCGCGGGTGACCAGCGACAACGAAGCGAAGCGCCCGTTTGCCAACTTTGGCGAGCAGCTTGCGGCCATCGCCTACGCCCAGTCGCCGGCTGGCTCGTTCCACGGCTACGGCGGGCAGATCGACAAGCGCCTGTTTGAGACGAACTTGCACGCCTCTGGCGTCAATTCGACGGTCCCGAGCGAAGGCGGGTATTTAGTCAGCACCGACTTCTCAACGGTCCTCCTGCAGAAGGCCGCCGAAATCGGGCAGATCGCGCCGCTGGCGTTCGATGTGCCGATTGGCGAAGGCTCGGACGGTATCGAGCTGCCGTACATCGACGAAACCTCCCGCGCCACCGGCTCCCGCTGGGGCGGCGTGCGTGTGTACCGTGCCAGTGAGGCCGACGCGCCCACGTCCACCAAGCCGAAGTTTGCCCGTCACGACCTGAAGCTGGAAACCCTCAAGGGATTGGCCTACGTGACGGACCGGCAGTTGCGGAACGCCCCGGCCACCAGCACGATCCTGGAGCGCGCGTTTGCGTCCGAGATGGCGTTCGTGAAGGATAACGAAATTTGGCGCGGTACCGGCGTCGGCCAGTGCCTTGGTTTTGCGACGCAGAGCTACGAAGGCGCTTCGCTGCTGGTTCCAGTGACCAAGAAATCGGCGCAGGCCGCCGCCACCTTCGTCATCGAAAACGCCACGTCGATGCTGTCCCGTTTGCTCGCCAGCCCGGGCGACACGATCCGCTGGTTCATCAACCGCGATACCATCGGCCAACTTCCGCTGATGACCGTCGGCCAGATGCCAGTGTTCCTGCCCAACGGCAACGCTTCCGGCTCGCCCTACTTCGGCACGCTGTTTGGCTACCCCGTGGTCATCGTGGAGCAGGCCGAAACCCTCGGCACCGCGGGCGACGTGGTTCTGGCGAATATGTCCAAGTACGTGACGATTTCCCAAGGCGGGCTTCGCTCGGCTCAGTCCATGCACGTCCGTTTCATCTACGACGAAATGACGTTCAAGTGGTCCACGGATTTCAACGGGCACGCGATGGTACGCAAGCCGCTGACGCCGTTCAAGGGCAGCGCCACGCAATCGCCGTTTGTCACGGTCGAAACCCGCAGCTAACCAACTCCACCGGGCGGGCGGCGCGTAGTCGCCCGCGCATGAAACGAAAGGGAAACCAATGCGTTACGAAGAACTCCAAAATCAGCACTTCATTACGGGCCTCGCTCCGGTGGCCGATGCCTTTGCCGGAACCGTCGCATCCGATGTTGTCGATGTCTCTAACCACCAAGGCGTCCTGTTCCTTGTCTACAAGGGAGTCGGCGCCACGGGAACCAGCACAATCACCGTCGAAGCCTGCGACGACGTGACGCCAAGCAACACCACGGCGGTTCCGTTCTTTTACAAGGCCATCACCAGCACTGACGTGCAGGGCGCCGTCACGGCCACCACGTCGGCCGGGTTCGCCACCACGGCGGGCTCCTCGCAGATGTACGCCGTCCAGGTGGATGCGCAGGAACTCGCCAGCGCGGGCTATAAGTACGCCCGCCTGAAGGCTGTCGAGGTGGTTGATTCGCCCGTTCTGGGCGGCATCGCCATCGCTCTCCTCGGTCCCAAGTTCGGCGGCTCCGCGACCAACACCGCTCTCGACTAGTCATCTCCTCTGTACTGACCGGGGCGGCTCCTCCGCCCCGACTTTTGAGGCATACAGGAGAGCGTTAATTGACCCAGCCGACAAAAATGCGCCACAGGCGCACGTGATCGGAACAGGGAATGACCGCCAAATATCCGGCCCAACCTCTTCGGGGCTATCCCAACTAACATCGTGCGACCGGTGGCACGTCGGGCACTCAACGCGATCAGGCATAGCCAATTATCCCATGACCTCCCACGCCTACACCCTAGTCACCGCGCCTACCGAATTTGCCATCACCGATGCGCAGATGGAGGCGCACGCGCGCGCGGCCGGGCAACCGCCCGAGCAGTACCAGCCGTATGTGCGGGCGGCACAGGCGTATGTGGAGACAATCACCGGGCGCAAGCTAGTGACGCAGACGTGGAAATGGTTCCTCGACGCCTTCCCATGCGGCGACCGGCTTACCATGCCGTTCGGACAACTTCAAAGCGTCACCCACGTGAAATACACCGACACGGCGGGCACGCAGACGACGTTTTCCGCGGACTACTGGGAAGTATCCACCGCCCGTGATCCGGGCGTCCTGGCGCTGTCCTATGCGCAATCCTGGCCATCCACAACCCTGCGCGTCCTCGACCCTATCGAAATTCAGTTCGTTTGCGGGTGGACCACGGCAGCGGATGCGCCATACGAGATCCAGGCGGCAATCCTACTCATCGCTGCGCACCTGTACGAGCACCGCGAAGATGTCGTCCTCGGCAACTCCGCCAGCGTCGAAAGCAAGGCGCTGGAACTGGGCAGCCGCGCGCTGCTGGTCAACTGGAGGATCTGGTAATGCGCGCCGGCCAACTCCGCCATTGGCTCCTAATCGAGCAGAAAAGCCTATCCGTCGATGCCAACGGCGACCGCACGGAAACATGGTCCACGTTTGCCGAGTGCTGGGGATCAATCGAAACCAGCGGCGGGCGCGAGTTCTTCCAGGCGAAGCAGACAATTTCCGACCTCTCGCACTCCATCACCGTCCGCTACAAGGCCGGGTACACGCCAGACATGCGCGTGAAGTTCACGGACCCGAAAAACTCGGACGCCGCCCGCTACTTCAATATCCGCGCCATCGCCAACCCCGACGAGCGCAACGAAATGCTCTCGCTGCAATGTTCTGAGGTCACAATTTGAACATCAAAATTGAAGGGCTCACGGAACTGGCCGGCCAACTGGAAAAGCTCAAGAAAACCGCGCAAGGTGCCGAAGTCCGCGCGGCGTTGCTCGACGGGGCGAACCTCATCAGCGACGCGGCCAAAGCGCGCGCGCCAGTGGCACCATACGCGACGAATTACCGTGGCCGGGCCATCGCACCGGGCGGCCTGAAAAGATCGCTCTCCGCCGCTGCTGGGCGGCAATTCAAGACGTTTCTGCAAGCCTACGCCTACACGCTCAAACAGGCGGCACCGCACGCGCATCTGGTCGAGTTCGGCACCAAAGCCCACACGGTCACGCCGAAGGATAAGAAGTTCCTCATGTTCGGCAACCTGTTCAAGCGGTTTGCGAAGAAAGTGCAGCACCCCGGCAGCCGTCCCATCCCGTTCTTCCGTGACGCCATCCGTGCGCAGCGCAACGCCGTGAAGCGTCTCCTGGAATCCCGCGTTAAGGCCGCATTCGATGCGCTCGG